CGCAAAAGGTCCTGTTGATGTAAATATAGTTGGCGAAGCATCTCCTGACAAAGAACAGCAGGCGGAACGTGTAAAAGATTTTATGAATTATCAAATTACAAATGTAATGCAAGAGTATGATCCTGAAATGGATCAACTGTTATTTCACTTACCATTAGCAGGGTCAGCTTTTAAAAAAGTTTATTATGATGCAAGTTTAGGTAGAGCTGTTTCAAAGTTTATTCCAAGTGATCTTTTAGTTATACCTTACAACGCAACTGATTTGCAGAGTGCTGAAAGAATAGCTCACGTTTTAAAAATGTCAGAAAATGATTTAAGAAAAAAACAGGTTTCTGGTTTTTATAGGGACATAGATTTAAGTCCAGGTGTTTCAGAAGAGAGCCCTGTTCAAGAAAAAATGAATAGATTAGAAGGAGTACAAAACACCTACGATGATTATGAATTTAATTTAATAGAGTTTCACGCTGAATGCGATATTGAGGGTTTTGAAGACATAGATCAGGCAGGTAATCAAACAGGAATTAAATTACCTTACATAATAACGATTGATGAAAATTCAGGAGAGGTTCTGTCCGTGTACAGAAACTATAAGCCAACGGACCCAAGCAAACAAAAAGTATCATATTTTGTTCACTTTAAATTCCTCCCAGGTCTTGGGTTTTATGGCTTTGGTTTAATACACATGTTGGGCGGTTTATCTAGAACTGCTACAGCAGCACTTAGACAGTTGATTGATGCAGGTACCTTGTCAAATTTACCAGCAGGGTTCAAGGCACGTGGTCTTAGAATCAGGGATGATGATCAACCATTACAGCCAGGTGAATTTAGAGACGTTGATGCACCCGGAGGTGCGATACGAGAGGGATTAATGCCTCTTCCTTACAAGGGACCAGATGCAACATTATTTCAACTATTAGGCTTTGTCGTTCAAAGTGGTAGAGAATTCGCTTCAATAGCAGATCAAAAAATAGGTGAGGGTTCACAAGCCAATCCTGTTGGAACAACTATGGCATTATTGGAACGTGGTTCACGGGTCATGTCAAGCATACACAAAAGATTGTATTATGCACAACATATCGAGTTTAAAATATTAGCAAGAGTATTTTCAGAATACTTACCACCTAGTTATCCTTACTCTGTACGTGGTGGAGACAGACAAGTAAAAGTTTTAGATTTTGATGAACGTGTAGATGTAATACCTGTAAGTGATCCAAATATTTTTTCAATGACGCAACGTATTTCGTTGGCTCAAACACAATTGCAACTTGCACAATCTAACCCCGAAATTCATAATATTTATGAAGCTTATAGAAGAATGTACATGGCATTAGGCGTAGATGGAATAGAGAATATTTTACCAACACCTAAAGATCCAGTGCCCACGGACCCTGGTCTTGAAAACTCTCAATCACTAAAAGGAGGAACTCTTCGTGTGTTTCCAACACAAGATCACATGGCGCACATTAATGCGCATAGAGCATTTATGTCATCGTTTTTAGTAAAAAATAATCCGCAAGTTTTAATAATATTACAGTCTCATGTGTCTGAACATATATCGCAAGCAGCAAGAGAAGAAGTGCAAATGAAAAATCAAGAAATGATACAGCAAGAGGCTGCAAAATATGGTGGTCAATTACCTCCTGAAATCATGCAACAAATACAAGTTCAAAGTGAAAAAGAAATTGCAACTTTAGTAGCTCAAAAGACAGAAGAGATGGTTGCAGAAGAACAGGAGTATTTGGAAGCTAATCAAACAGACCCACTATTAGATCTTAAAAAACGAGATTTAGATATTCAAGAGTCTGAAATAAACAGAAGAGCTTTAAATGACCAGGAAAGATTAGAATTAGAAAAGAAAAAAGTAAATCAAACTGAAGATTTAGCTAAAGATAAGATTGATTCACAAGAAGCAATTGCACAGTTACGAGCTAACGTAAATATGGCAAAAAATAGGGGGTCCTAAACCATGAAACTATCAGCTGCAGAGATAAGAAGATTAAAAAGACAACTTAAAGCTAATAAAAGATCTATTGATCCTAAAGATATACAAAAATTATTACGTGCCGGAACAAGAGTTCCACAATTTACGTCATTGAAAGGGTTTAAAAGTGGTGGATTAACCGAGGCAACAGCAAAATTAAAAGCAAAAGGGCTTAAAAAAGGTGGTGCTGCAGAAAAAAAGGTTAGCAAAGTCATGAAAGAATTCAAAAAAAAGAAATTAAACATGGGAAAATCGAAAAAAAAGGTAACAAATCGTAAACAAGCCTTAGCAATTGCACTAAATCAGGCAGGAATTACAAAAAAACGTAAAAAGTAAGTTGTAAAACTTAATTATCAGTCTAATATTTATATTATGATGACCCCTACTGAAAAAATTAGTCATTATTTTAATGCTTTGATGAATATGGCAGACAAAACTACTGTCACCACTGAAGATCACGTGCTTTTAGCAGGTGCCATGATGGCTGTAGCTAAAATGTTGTATCATGACAACCTTTCAGAAAAAGAATACGATGAAATTATGGATCATAATTCAAGAGACTTGCTAAATCTTATAAAACCTACTATACATTAGTTATGAATGAAAAAACGGATCTAAGCAAAATTAAAAGCGATATCTTTCCACGATTAAATAAAGAAGAAATTAAACTTCTTAACATGGCGGATCCAGAAGCTGTTTCTAAGGCAATGGAAAAAACTTCATTTGATGATATAGCTGAAATGGTAAGTAGAGTTTATGCCATGGAATTTGATCAAGAAAACCCTAAAGGACAAATGTCCGATAAAGATAAAGCAATCATGCTTGCTGAAAAACTACGAAGAATTAGAGCTAAAAATAAAGCTAACCCTATGGGTAAAAAAGATGGCGGAGTTGTAAAAAAATTTAATGAGGGTGGTGATGCAAAGACTGATGGTAAAGTTCCAAACAAATTTAAAGGTTTTTCAAAGTTGCCAGAAGAGGTTCAACAAAAAATAGACAAAGATTTAGCTAGCAAATATAAAAAAGGTGGCGAAGTAAAAAAGAAATCTGCTATAAAGAAAAGAATTGCCATAAGAGGTTTTGGCATAGCAAAGAGAGGATACTAATGAATTTTAAAAAAACAAAAACACAAGTAGTTAAACAAAAAAACCCTTTTCCAAATCTACAAGTCTCTTCTGACGCTGCAATTGTTTATTCACCTTATGTTATAAAACAAAACAAGGGAAGTGGACCACAAGGTCAAACAAGTAAAATGCAGATCAAAAAAGTTGCTTTCAAGGGAGTAAAGTAATAAAACCTATTCAACAAAGGAGGTTTCTATGAAACTTTTACAAGATCTTTGGGCTCACTTAAAGGAGTGGTCTGATTGGAGTATGAAGGACTGGATTAAAGCTGCGATAGTAGCAATAATCGTAATCATAATTATAGGAGCAATCTAAAAGAACATGTGGCAACTATTAGCAAAACCACTTCTTGGCGTCGTCGCTGATGGCGTCAAGGGTTTTGTAGATACTAAAAAAGCAAAACAAGAATTAAAACTTACAACTATCAAAGCAACGCAGAAGCTTAAAGAAGACCAGATTGCTGGTAAAGTTGCATGGGAGCAAAGTGCCGTTGACCAAATGAAGGGAAGCTGGAAAGATGAGGTAGCTCTCATTGTTTTATTACTTCCAGCCGTTTTAGTCTTCACGCCTTTACAAGATCATGTGCATAAAGGGTTCCTCGCTTTGCAAGACCTACCGTCGTATTATCATAATTTGTTGTACATTGCGATTTCAGCGAGCTTTGGCATCAAGGCGGGATCAAGTGCAATAGGAATGTTTAAAAAGAAATGAAGAAAGCAAAAAAGAAAAAAGTAAAAAAAGTTATTAAAGGTTTAAAGAAAGCATCTAATCTTCATGCTAAACAAGCAAGAACATTACAGAAAGTAATCAAAGGTAAATGAGTTACGAAGAATTATCTCAATCAGTTAAATTAAGTGAAGGTTTTAGAAATAAAATTTATCAAGATACCGAAGGGTTCGATACAATTGGATGGGGTCATAAAGTTGTCGCATCAGATAATTTCGTTGTTGATAAAGAATACACAGAAGAAGAACTACAAGCAGTATTTGATAAAGATTTAAGTAGAGCGATAGCACAAATGAAACAATTATGTGCACAAAATGATATAACAAATTTACCAGAAACAGCAGAACACGTCATAACCGAGATGTGTTTTCAACTTGGACAGACAGGCGTGTCGAAGTTTAAAAATATGTGGAAATGCCTGCAGGAAGCTAATTTTATAGGGGCAAGTTACGAGATGCTTGATTCAAGGTGGAATAAACAAACACCTAATCGCTGTAAAAAATTAGCTGATCTTATGAAATCATGCGGTTAGAAAATTTTTTTACTGCATATAAAAAAGATTTAATTACTAGACAAAAGCAAGTAGAAGAGTCTATACTAAACGGATTAGCTAAAGACTGGGCAGATTATAAATATTTGACAGGTAAATTAGCAGCACTTAAACAAGAAGAACAGGAACTCACGGACCTGCTTAAGAAAACGGAGCTAGAAGATGACTAAACCAAAACTTATTGTACCAAAACATGTCTGGGATGGTAAACAAGCAGAAAAAAACAAAGATGAACTTGAAAAAGTACCACAGCCTGCTGGTTGGAGATTAGTTTTATTTCCACTTAAATTAAAAGAAAAAACTAAAGGAGGACTTCTTTTGACAGATGAAACAGTAGAACAGTCTCAAATTACAACAAACATTTGTAAGGTTTTAAAAGCAGGACCTGAAGCTTATAAAGATAAAGAAAAATTTCCTAGTGGCCCTTGGTGTAAAGAGGGTGATTGGGTACTCATTACTAGATACGCTGGTTCAAGAATCAGAATTGACGGTGGTGAATTAAGGATTATCAATGACGATGAAATTTTGGCAGTAGTTGATGATCCCAGAGATATTCTGCCAGCAAACATAATGTAACGTGGAGAAGACCATGCAACCTACTATACAAACTGATCAAGACAAAATGGTTCCTATTGATACTTCAGGTGAATCTGTTGAGATTGAATTAAAAGAAGACGAAAAGAAAAAAGAAGAAGTATCGGAAGAACCTACAGTTGAGGTAGAGGAATCAAAAGAAGCTAAATCAGAAGATGAACTCGATGAATATTCAGTTTCTGTAAAAAGAAGAATTGATAAGCTCACAAAAAAAATGCGTGAAGCTGAAAGAAGAGAGCAAGCAGCAATAGAATACGCAGAAAAAATTAAAAAGCAAAATGAAGATTTAGAAGCTAAAACAAAAGAACTCGACACTGGATATACTGCAGAATTTAAAGAGAGAGTTAATACTCAATCTGAAGTTATTAAAGATAATTTAAAAAGAGCTCTAGCGTCCAAAGATAATGATGCTGTTGTTAAAGCTCAAGAACAATTAGCTCAAATTGCATTAGATCAGCAAAGACTTAAAGAAGCGGAAAGACTTTTAGAACAGGCTAATCAAAATACTGAAAATAAAGAGGTAAGTAAAGAAATTGAAAAGCCTAAATATAAAAAACCTGACCCTAGAGCTGAACAATGGGCTGAAGACAATGAATGGTTTGGTAAAGATGAAGTTATGACTTATGCTGCTTTTGGTATACATAAACGTCTTATTGAACAAGAAGGTCTTGATCCTAGCTCAGAAGAATACTATAAGAGTTTAGACGCTCAAATGCGTACAAATTTTCCTCAAAAATTTGAGGATAGTAACAAGAGTAATCGTGTTGTCCAGACGGTTGCCTCTGCAAATAGATCGACAAAATCTGGACGCCGCACTGTGAAACTCACACCCTCACAGGTAGCTATTGCAAAAAAACTTGGTGTGCCACTTGAAGAGTACGCAAAACACGTGAAGGAGGCGTAAAATGAGTACAGATAAAATGAACAAAACCTCACGCAAGCTCGAAACCCGAGATAAAAAAGCTCGACCTAGAGGATGGGTACCTCCATCCAGCTTAGATGCGCCTGAACCACCAGAAGGTTTTCACCATAGGTGGGTAAGAGCCGAATATCGTGGTCAACAAGACGAAAAAAACGTCATGGGTAGATTACGAAGTGGGTACGAATTAGTTATGGCTACTGAGTATCCTGATAGAATGGATTTACCATCCGTTCAAGACGGTAAGTATAAAGGTGTAATTGGAGTTGGAGGTTTGATACTGATGAGATGTCCGATTGAGGTTAAAGAAGATAGGGATGCCTATTTTGCTGGTAAAACTTCAGATCAACAACAATCAGTTGAAAACGATTTACATAAGGACGAGCACCCAAGCATGCCAATCCATCAGGATAGGCAGAGCAGAGTAACATTTGGGGGCAAAAAATCTAATGGTTAGATCAATGTCTTCAAATAAGTATTAGGAGACTAACATGGCCAATATTGATGCGGCTTTCGGAATGCGTCCTGTTGCTAAAGTAGG